TTTGTCTAATCAAGCCATCACCTAGAGGTATGTCAGCTGCATTAGCCATGTTCTGATTTCCTCTAATCAATAAATCAACAAGAGGTATGCTGTCAGGATCAGGTGTAAGCTCTTCTATTGGATTACCAGATGGATCTACTGGTGGTTTATGATCGTCTGGGTTATGTGAACCCGGAGTCATATATCTAGGTATGCCATCAATCGTAAATGTAGGCTCGTGGCTACCATGAGCTACCTTCATTCCGTTTCTGTTTTGAGCTAGAGGTAATGGTAGTCCGTGAAAGTCTGGGTCATAAGGTCCCATGTCTATAAACTTTCCTCCCCTTGGAGACCAT